CACTCGGCCGCCGTCCCACCCTCGATCACGTCATTCCTAAGGTCCACGGTGGCCTGACGGTCCGCGAGAACCTGGTCTCCTGCTGCCTGATGTGCAACAGCCAGAAAGGCCACAAGCCATGGGTTGACTGGTATCGCGCTCAACCGTTCTGGTCTGCGCTTGGTGAATGGGCGATCGTGCAGTGGATCACCAGCCACTCAGAACATCGTCAACCAGATAGTGGCGAGCAACATGCCGCCTAGCCAGGTGAGGCCGAAGATCACGACCGGCGGGTACTTCATGGCCGCAGCATCTGATTGAGGTAGATCTCCGCCTGGAACCAGTCCGAGCTATACCGGCACACGCCACCGACGCAGCTTCGGTAGTACACCTCACCCTTCACAGGCATCAGCACCTCGATGTAGCCGCCGTCTCGATCAGTCCGGCTGATCACTTCAGGTCCGAACATTGCCGTGCCTCCTCGCGATGGATCCATGTCTTTAGGCCTGCCACATAGTCGCGCAGCACCTGCGCCTGCTGGAGGTGCCATCCATCGCCGGAGTCAAACCAGAGCCGGTTATGCCGGTCGATTGCCTGCAGCGATTGATGGATGAGCACATTCCACGGCTCACGGATAGGCGTGTTGAACTCACGCTTTGACACGGCGACCTGGCGGCCTCTATCAGTCTGCCGCCGGCAATGCCCGCTGGAAGAAGTCGCAACTCACCGCGTAGCGCCCGCCACTTCGCTTGCTCTCCGGCAGCAACAAATCGCAACGCTGTGTGCTCATCTCCCACTGGATGCAGTCCCAACACATCACGCTGGCCGTCTCCGGTCTGATGCTGGCCACCGCCGCTTGGAAGACTGCCTCAGCCTTCAGCAGCGCATCGTGCAGGCTGTTGGTGCCAGTGTCCACCTCGACCTGGTGCTCAGCCTTCGGACCAAGAATCACGCGCGCGTGCCATGTCCGATCGATGCGGTCGCACACCAGCAGTAATCGGCCAGCGTGCAACCTGATCATTCATCCTCTCCATAGCTCGGCTGGTGATACAACCGCTCGAGCTGCATCGATAGCGGTTCATCGGCCTGCGTGATATCGATCGGATCGCTCTGATCCCGCACGATGAAGACCATCCGAGAGCCGTGTCGCTTTACCACCAGCAGGCCGATGCGCTCGCTGCGGCATAGGATCCGCAGCGCTTGCCGCTCAAGCCAGTTCAGGCGGAGATGTTCGAGCATGACTCCATCTTGGCAATGAGTCGATTCAGATACCACTCCGCTTTGCGTGCATCCTCGAGCGCGCTGCCCTTGAGCCACATGCGGATCATGTACTTGAGCGCCTGCCCCTGCAGGTATGCCGGGACCATATGCGGCGCATCGGCGATCACCGACTCGATGAAGTCGATGGCCTCGATAGTGCCCGCCTGATAGTGCGGGGGGTGGTTCACGAGGTCGCTTGCTGTTCTGCGTTCTTCCATTTCTTGCGGGTGATGATGTCGTAGACGTGGGTGCTGGTGATGCCGTAGATGACCGCCAGTTGTTTGATTGTCCAGCCGCTGGCGTACAGCTTGCGGATGTCGATGGCGTTCTGCGGCGTCAATACAGCGTTACCGGGCACATGGCCTGGCTTGAAGCTGGTGCTGGTCGGCGCCTTCACCGCCACTTCTCACCCATCAGTACCTGGCGGCACACCTCAATGGCCTGCTGCGCCTGCTTCTGCGTCATCACCGATTCGGTCTCATCCATCGCCTTCACCACTCGGTCGAGCAGTGTGGCGTAGTCCGTGTCGCGAAAGTTCGCGGCGATGTCGAGCGCAAACTCCTCCCACAGGCCGGTGAGGGTGCCACGCAGTGGATGGCCATACGGCAACTCCTGACGGCCGCTGCGTTGATACAGCGCCTCCATCATGTCGGCGCGCTGCTGGTCGAGTTGCGTGGTGGTCATTCGTCGAGGTACTTGCGAAGGTGGAGCAGTTCAGCACAGAGCTGTTCGCGGTTCTTGATGCCGCAAGTGTTGTGCAACTGATCGATGCGAATGTCGATCAGCAGGCGGAGGCGATCACGTTCTGATGCCTGGCCAGCTTTGAAGGTGTTGCTGCCTTCGAGCAGGCTATAGAGGCGAGCACGGGCAGCTTCGTTCATCGGCTCTGCAGGGCGATCTGAATAGCAGCTTGGAAATAGCCGGCCATCTTCATGCGGCGATATTCGCCGCTGGCCTCCTCTGATTGTTTGTCCTCGATCAGGTCGTAGTTGTGCCTGGCTTCTTGGAGTGCGGCCAGCGTTTCGATGTTGAGCATGTCCAGCTCAGATCGGCTGAGATCATTCACCTTGTCCAAGTGGATGACTTTCGCAAGGATGAACGAACGATGGAAGGGAACGATGGATTGATCTGGGGTCATGATGCAACTTCGATTTCAGCGGATGGCCAGCGGTTCTGGGCGTAGCGGATCGCAGCACCGACGTTCTCGGCGCGAGTGATCCAGAGCATCGGCCGAGCGCCGCTGGGATAAATTAGGAGGCGATACTCCTTAGTGCGGGCACCATTGCGTGGCCTGCTGATGCCCTCGCCGTAGACGCCCTCATCTTCGGGGTCGGTGCGCCATTGGAAGGCGATCGGAGAGTTAGAGGTAGACATTCGGATCGGTGACAGATTCAGGATTGAGCCATTCGATTTGATTCCACCAAGGGAGCCATGTATCGGCGGCGATCAGCTTGGCCTCCGTCAGGCTGTGCGCCAGTACGCACTCGACGACGTTGGCGGACTTGATCGTGAAGTAAAAGCGGCGGGGGGTCATGGGTTGTTTGTAAATTGATAGACATAGTTCCATGCTGCTTGAGTTCTTGCCGTAAAAGCATCCTCAAGAGATTGGAAACTTCCGAGATAGGAACGCTGGCCGTTCATTGTTAGATACGCTCTAAATCGATGCTCAACGTAATCCCAATCAATCACCGGGTCGTCATGATTATCAGTCACTTGCGCACCTCGACGTAGGACTGAGTGCCGGAGTGCGTAGCGCCTGCTTGATTGCCTGCCTCGATGCCGATCATGGCGAAGACAGCAGTGACGACAAGGAGGCAGATGGCGTTGTTGATGCGGGTGATCATGGTGGTGACGGGATAACCGTGCGTCAATGATGCACCACCTACAGGGCACATGCCGCAAGCGTGTGACAGTTCTTCACACACCGCGGTTAGCGACTCTTACCGCAACCTCTAATGGCACCCTTACCACTGGCTTGCTTTGTCCCTTGGCTCCAAACCGCTCCCATCCAACCACAGCTCCATGAACAGGCAACTCAACCGTGTACCACACATGTTTGCAGCTATCGCACTTGCGTTTCCTGGTCACCCGGTCAACCTCATGCCCATTGGTCGCGATGGCCAAGATCCGAGCACTACCGCATTTGGGACAGTTCACAGTGCAGCTATCGTGTTGGTGTACCCCACTGGTCTAGCACAATGCAGTTCGGTGAGTGGATGGCCGTCACCCTTTCGGCAGAGCAGCAGTTCGAGATCGAAAAACATGCCCGCGCTCTGCTCAACAGCAAAGACGCGGGCACCATGGCCGTCGCTCTCTATAAACAGGCTTGCTACCAGCAACAACTGCTCCAGCAGGCCGTCAACGAGATCGCGCGGCTCGAATGTGAACTGATGGGGCGTTAGAACATATCGTCGCTCACGTCGACCACCACGCCATCAGTGGCCGCGGCCAGCTTCTGCGCAGCATCACCGGGATCCACCCAGTCCATGGGAGGCTGTGCCCAGGCACCGATGTAGGGACCGACCTTTTCGCTGACTTTCTTAAGGCCGCTGATTGGCATCTGTACGGTGCCGTACTGGTCGGGTGTCTGGCTCATCACAAAGCGGCAAAGCGCATCCAGCTCTGCTGGCTTGATGCTCAACATCCCGGAGAAGTCCAGTTTGCTGTTGGGCTTGGTGCTTTTGAAGATGTTGAGGCTGAGTTTGAAGCTCATGGTTGCTCGTTGGTAATGGTGTTGGCCTGTTCGTATTGCTCCACCCCGGCCAATGGGTAGAGCACGAAGCCTGGCGTGCGGAAATACGCCGGACCTTTATTAGCCTTGCGCCAGCGCATCAGCGTGTCAGGGTGCAACCCCCATCGCTGTGCAAGCTGGGTGGCAGTCAGGTAGTCAGAAGAGTTCATCGCTCTCAGGTTCGGGTGCAGGTGCAGGTGCCGGCTCGGGGATGGCGGCGTTGAGATCAGCGACCTTATCGCTCACGGTCACCGGCTGGATGTCGACCACCTCCTCCTGGCTCTGCATCCCGAGCAGGAGATCACTGGCATACAGACGACCCCAGAACGCTGCGGCGCGATAGCGGATCATCAGCTCGGGCATCGTCTGCCACTTGCTGCCCGCCTTGGTCGCCCAGCCTTCCTTCTTCGCCATCGCCATCGTGATGGTCGGTCCCTTCAGCTCCTGCCCGCTGGCGAGGTCCTTGGCGACCGCGTAGCAGGCCAGGCTGTCGCCGCTGCCGCTCAGCTCGAACCGCAGCGGACTGAATCGACCGCAGCCGTTCACCATCGCAATGATGAAACTGCTGCTCCACGATGGGCGGCCATGGATCACATGCAGGTGCTGCATCGCCAAGAAGGGCGAGATGCCCATGCGGTTGGCGATCTCAAGCGCGACCAAGCAGTTGGCGAACCCTTGCTGGCCTTGAAACTGTGGCGGGATCAGCGTGCTGCTGGCTAAGGCTTTGGCAATACGCTGGGCGTCCTCGAAGGCTTGGATGCCGCTGAACACCGAGCCGGAGCTGGTGGTGGTGAGTGCTGTGGATTCCATCAATACATCTCGATCTCGGTGGTCTGTGTGGCGGCCTCGCCGGTCATCCATGCCGGCAGCCTGATCGGTTCAATCCGATCGCTGTAGGCCGGCCAACGGCCATTAGATTTGCACTCGGCCAGTGTCTGCAGATCGCGCATGGCGGTTTCGTAGCCGCGCTCGATCATCTGCTCATCAGCGGCATAGACACCAACCGCGAACGGTGGCTTCTTCTCCACTGCGATAAAGATGAACCCAGAGGGGCGCTTCCCATAGGCGGCCTCGATGCCCGCCATGTACCAGCCGGCTTGGACGTAATACCGCCACTTCGCGATGCTGCGGCGGAACTCCCGCGGACTGGCATCCTCGGTGGTCTTGAGATCCACCACGATGCCGCCATCCTCAGTGATCCAGTCCGGCCTGCACTTGCACTGAAGGCCAGTGGTCGGCTCCGTCCACATGTGCGTGGTCTCGGCCTCCCCGGCTATACCGAGCAGCAATGCAGCAGCCGGATGGCCGAGCACTGCTCTGCCCATGTGCATCACCAGATCGGCATCCTCCCGGCTCAGCACGGTGCGGCCGTTTGCCTCAGCCTCGAACGCTGCCCATGCCTCCTTGCCGGCCTTGGTGCGGCGGTCAAGGCCATCGGGGGCGACGATGTAGTCGGCATCCCATTTGTGCAGTTCGAGCACATGGGTGTGGACTGCGCTGCCGATGCGCATCGCTGGCGTCGGCTCGGGAATGACGCGCTTCGGGTCGATGTAGCGCGCCCAATAGTGCAGCGGGCTACGCGCGATGAGATCCAGATGCGATTTTGAGATCGCAGGGTGCGCGTGATAGTCGGCGTTCTCCATAGGGTGTAGCGACTTGCGCAATCCTATAGCCTGATGCGGTCAAGTGCAACCCCATGCAGCTCCGCAGCTACCAGCAGCGCGCCATCGACGATCTCCGCAATGCCTACCGCTTCGGCTACCGGGCACCGCTGCTATGCCTACCGACCGGCGGCGGGAAGACCATCATCTTCACTGCTATCGCGCAGGCCTCAGCCGCTCGAGGCCGCCGTGTGCTGATCCTGGTGCATCGCCGTGAGCTACTCCGCCAGGCCAGCGACAAGCTTCGATGGGCAGGCCTTGAACATGGCCTGATCGCTGCAGGCATCGAGCCATCTGAGGCGCCCGTGCAGGTGGCCTCAGTCCAGACCATTGCGCGGCGCCTGTCCCGCATCGACTGGCAGCCGGATCTCATCATCATCGACGAAGCGCATCACGCCACCGCAGGCCAGTGGGAGCGCATCCTGCAGCATTGGCCATCTGCCTATCGCCTCGGCGTCACCGCCACGCCATGCCGCCTCGATGGCCGCGGCCTCCGCAGTGCGTTCGATCACTTAGTCCTCGGTCCATCAGTTGCTGAGCTGATAGACACTGGCTACCTCAGTCATTCCCGCATCTACGCGCCACCACTGGTGGCCGATCTATCCGGCATCCGCAGCCGAGCCGGCGACTATGCCAACGATCAGGCCGCGGCAGCCATGGATCGCCCAACTGTCACAGGTGATGCCATTGCGCACTACCAACGGCTCGCTGCAGGCCAGCAGGCGATCGCGTTCTGCTGCAATATTGCCCACGCCGAATCCGTTTGCGCTGCGTTTCTGGCGGCAGGCATCACCGCATCACTGCTGCTCGGCACAACCATCAACCGCGATCAAGTCGTTGCAGATTTTGGCGCCGGCTTGGTGCAGATATTGGTGACCGTCGATGTGGTCTCCGAAGGCTTTGACGTGCCCGCTGCCAGCGTTGCCATCCTTCTGCGCCCTACCAAGTCCCTCGGCCTCTACCTACAGCAGGTCGGTCGCGTGCTACGCCCAGCGCCTGGCAAGCAGGCCGCTCTGATCCTCGATCACGTTGGCAATGTCACCCGCCATGGCTTCCCGGATGATCATCGCGACTGGACGCTCGACGATGGCATCAAGCGCACCACCGGCACAGCAGCGCCATCAGTGCGCACATGCCCAGAGTGCTACGCAGCCTTCAAGCCCGCGCCAGTGTGCCCCTGCTGCGGTGCAGCGTGTGCGCCAACCCGGCGTGAGCTGCAACAAGTTGAAGGCCAGCTGCAAGAACTGAAACGCAAAACCCACCAGTTCAAGGTTGGGATGAAGGTCGGCTACGCCTCTGAGCCACCAGCGGGAAGGCGTGTTGGGCCGTACATGGTTGAAGCCGTGGAAAGCATTCCAACAGAGCCAAACGTTATCGGCCTGATTGACAGCTCCGGCGAGTACCACCTTGAAATGGCGCCACTGCTATGCCCTTGGCCATCCGGTTCTCTGCGCAGCCGCCGCGGCCGTGCCCGCACCCTCCCCCAGCTCCTAGCTCTCGCCAAGGAGCGCGGCTACAGTCCCGGCTGGGCGTACCGGATCTTCCACGCGCGTGGCAAACGCTGAAACCGATATTCAGCAGCGCATCCGCTTGGCAGTTGGCACCCGATCCGATCTCCGCCTGTTCCGCAACAACACCGGCACCCTGCCCGATCCACGCACTGGCAGGCCGGTCCAGTTCGGCCTGGCGCGCGGCTCCGCAGACCTGATCGGCTGGCGCACCATCACAATCACACCCGAGATGGTCGGGCAGCGTGTTGCCGTCTTCACCAGCATCGAGGTGAAGACCATCACAGGCCATCTCACTCCAGCGCAACAGGCCTGGATGGGCACTGTCCGAGGCGCTGGTGGCATCGCTGGGGTCGCGCGCTCAGTTCGAGACGCAGAAGAAATCTTGAGATAGCTTCCTAACCTCCCGTCCTTCGGTCATACTTCTTCGGCTACGTATCAGAGCCAAGTGGCCGCAATCATCGATCAACTCACAGGCATCCCTGACTCATGGGCGCTCGTCGCAGTCGGGAACGACAAACGCCCCTATCAGCCCGAGTGGCAGAAGAACCCCCTGAGCAAGCGCCAACTGGAGGTTGAACTGCACGCAGGCCGTGCCGTCGCCGTTGGCGTTCTCGCAGGTCCACCATCAGGCGGTCTGCTATTCGTCGATCACGATGGCCTCGGCGCTTCCGAAGTTCTCGAATCCCTCGGCACCTCGCTTCGTGATCTCCCCAAATCGTGGGCAGTCACCTCCGGCCGTGATGGTCGCCTGCAGATCATCTACTCCGTGCCTCGCGGCTTCTGGGATCAGATCAAAACCACCAAACTCAAATCTTCAATCAAGGGTGAACAGCTTGAACTCCGCTGGACTGGCTGCCAATCCGTAGTCCTCGGCAAGCACCCGATGACTGGCTCCTATCGCTGGCTTAAGGATCGCTCACCATCAGATCTGCCCCTCGCAGAAGCGCCATCTGTGCTGCTGCAGCAAATGCAGCGCACATTAGAACCACCCCAACTCATTCATGTACCCAATCCGGTTGAAGATACCGATCGCGCTCGTACCTACCTCGATCGCATCCCATCCAATCTCGCGGATGACTACGACGAATGGGTCAAGGTTGGAATGGCGCTTCATAGCGTCGGTGATGATTCGCTCCTTAAGGATTGGATTCAATGGTCTGCTGGCTCCGGCAAATTCAAGGCCGGCGAGTGCGAACACAAATGGTCGACTTTTAAGTCCGATTCTGGCGGCATTGGCCTCGGCACTCTCTACCACCTAGCTGGTGGTATCTCGCCTCGTCAAGTTGCCGTCAATGCAATCAAGTCCGCACTCGGTAGCGATCATCCCAAGGCCGCAGCTTTTGAGACCGCTGGATCTAAAGCAATCAAGCTCGAAGTCGATGAATTGCTTGCCTTGATCCGTCAGCAACAAGGTGATCGGCTCAGGTACAACATCTATACACAAGCCATCGAACTCGACGGCAAAGCGCTTCACAATTTGGAGCATCACTACCTTGAACTAGCACTCGCTGGCGTCAAGGTTTCGAAAGAGCTGGCAGCTGATGCTGTCGTCTATGTGGCTCGAGAGAATCAATACGATCCAGTCCGTGCATACCTCGATCGCGTTGCAGAAGAAGTTCAGCCTGTGCCCATCGATCATCTAGCTACGGCGTACCTACGCCCAGACGATCAACCCGGCACTCTGTACGACGCCATGCTCCGCTGCACTCTCATTGCAGCAGTGCGCCGCGTTTATGAGCCAGGGGCTAAACACGACTCAGCCTGCGTGCTCATGGGACCCCAAGGCTGTGGCAAGTCCACCTTCTGGCGCAATCTCGGCGGTGCCTTCTTCTCTGATGCTCTCCGCGACGTGTCCAGTAAGGACGACCTAATGGTGCTCCACCGCTCCTGGATCATGGAGTATGGCGAACTGGATTTCCTTACTGGTCGTCGCCACGCAGGCCAAGTGAAGGCCTTCCTCTCGCAGCAAACCGATACCTTCCGCGTGCCCTACGGCAAGGCCACCGAGGACTTCCCACGCCGCTGCATCATCGTCGGCTCCACCAACCGCGACAGCGGCTTCTTGGTGGATGACACCGGCAACCGTCGCTTCTGGGTCATCCCCGTGCTCGCAGCACCACATATCGCAGTGGATGGTCTCCTGCTTGAGCGTGATGCCATTTGGTCGGCTGCCGTCGCCGCCTACCGCAATGGCGACGCCAACCATCTCCCCCGTGAAATGGAACGACAGGTCGAAACCGAGAACGAAACCTATCTGGTCTCCAACCCTTGGCAGGCCGCCGTCGAGACCTACCTGGCCAACCGTCGATCCATTGCCCCACTTACTTCTGAGGAACTGTTGAGCAACGCGATCGAGAAACCACTCGAGCGCCAAACCAGGGCAGATCAGATGCAGGTCTCAGCGATTCTCAGGGATCTCGGATGGGTCAAGTATCGAGACTGCACGGGCGGTAAGCGCCAATGGGCGTACAGACTCCCAACCTCCTAAATTAGGTTAGGAGCCGAAATCGCCCGGCCTGACTCCTTTCTCCTAACATACTAACCTCCTAACCTTAGTAATAAAGTATATATAGGAGGAGAGAGAGGGGGTAATACCCTAAGTTTGGGGGGGGGGTCAGGTTGGGTCAGGTTAGGCACAGGCTTTCGCCTTACCCTTGGGGCATGACCACCATCCGCCTGGACATCAAGTCGGAGCTGCCCACCGCCATCCGGTGGACCGACACCATGACCAAGCAGCTTCCGTTCGCCATCAGCCAGGCCTTGAACGCCACAGCGTTTGACATGCGCACGGCGATGAACGGCGCCACTCGCCAGTACTTCAAGAACCCGGTCGCCTTTACCCAGCGCGCGTTCTTGGTCAACAGGTCGAGCAAGCGCAACCTCGAGGCCGAGGTGTACGCCGAGCGTCGCCGTGCCCGATACCTGCGCACGCTGATCAGCGGTGGTGATCGTGGACAGAAGCCGGTCGAGCGGCGTTACCTGGCCAAGGCTGAGGCGACCATGCCGAAGGGTTCGGTGCTCGTTCCCGCAGCGATCAACCTGACGGCCGCTGGGAACGTCTCCTTGGCCACTCTGAAGCGCATCGAGAGTCAGATAGCCACGAAGGGGAATAACAGCGTCTTCCTGGGGCGTCCAGACGGCGCTGGGAGGCCTCCCGGTGTGTACCAGCGGACGGCGAAGGGGAAACTGCGCCCGCTGTTCATCGCTGTGCCCCGTGCGCGCTACGGCAAGATGTTCCCCATGGCCGAGATCGGGCAGAAGGTGATCGACCGTCGCTTCGGCGATTACCTGCGGAGCAGCCTGGAGAAGGCGGTGGCCTCGGCTAGGTGACCCCCCCCTCCCCCCATTGTGCGGGTCCTTCCGGAGGTATTTGTCGCGGGTCGTCCAATCG